GAATCACGCTGGAGATGTTCCTCAGCTACGGCGCAACCGAGGTTGAGGGCGTCCTGGCATCCTGCAACGGCACCGGCACCACCGTGCTGACCATCAGCCCGTCGGGCACCACCGAATCGGCCACCAACCCCGAGTACGTCATCACGAACTGCATGCTCCAAAACTTCACGCCGATTGCTTCAACGGTCGGAGAATTGGCCATGGTCACCGCCGTTTTCACGGGCGGCACTTGGGTGCGCGACGTCACCTGATTTACACCTACCAACCGAGGGAGAAACAATGCAACTGAACCTGCACGTCACCACAAACGACGGCCAGGACTACACCGTCACCACAAACCTGTTCGTGGTCGTCGCCTGGGAACGCAAATACAAGCGGAAAGCGTCCGACCTGGCGTCCGGCATCGGCGTTGAGGACTTGGCGTTTATGGCGTTCGAGTCCTGCAAGCAGGCAGGCATCGTGGTGCCGGCAGTGTTTGACGACTACGTCAAGAAGCTGGCTGCCATTGAGGTCGTCGGGGAGGAACCCGAAAACCCTTCCTGAAAGGCTCGTACCACTACGCGCTAGCGGTGGTGCTGGTCAGCACCGGGTACTGGCCACCCGACATCCCGTTCAGCGGGCAGGCACTAGCCACGGTGGTTAGTATCTTGAACGAGCAAGCGAGGAAACAACGGTGACGACGACAGCCAACATCAGCCTGGTAGGCGTCGAGGACGCCATCAAGCAGCTGCGCCGCATCGACCCCGAGCTGCGTAAACAGTTCAACCGTGACGCCAAGGAAATCGGGGCACCAGCGGTCAAGGCCGCGCAGGCTGCCTACCCCGAAATGCCGCTGTCGGGCATGAACCGCCAGTGGAAAGCCAAGGGCCGCACCCTGTTCCCGTACAGCGCCGCCAAAGCCCGTCGGGGCACCAAGGTCAAAGTAGACACGTCCCGCAAGACCAGCAACGTCATCCTGATTCAGCAGACCGACCCCGGTGCCGTCATCTTTGAGGTGGCCGGCCGCAAGACAGCAAACATTCTTGGCCGCAATTTGGGTGTGGTGGCACCGACCGAAACCCGTGTGCTGTCCAAAGCCGTTGAGCAAAACCGCCGCGCACTGGAAGCCGGGTTTGAGCGCCTGGTGCGCGACGTCATGCGAACCGTCGACAAGGAAACCCGCTAATGGCAATCAACATCCCTATTGTTTCTGAGTTTGTTGACACGGGCGTCAAGAAAGCCATCAAGGAATTCAAGCAGCTAGAAACCACTAGCGAAAAAGCCCAGTTTGCAATCAAGAAAGCGGCGGTGCCAGCAGCTGCCGCGCTGGGCGCCCTGACAGTGGCCATGGGTGACGCGGTCAAGGCCGCTATGGAGGACGAAAAGTCCCAGCAGATGCTTGCCCGCCAGCTGAAGGCAACCACCGGGGCGACCGACGACCAAATCAAGTCGGTCGAGAAGTACATCACCGCCCAGGGCCGCAATCTCGGCATCACCGATGACCAGCTGCGCCCGGCGCTGGCTGGGCTGGTACGCGTCACTAAGGATGTCAACGAGGCTCAGAACGCCGCCAGCCTGGCCATGGACATTGCCGCCGCTAAAGGCATCAGCCTCGAAACAGCCAGTAAGGCGCTAGAAAAGGCTTACGGCGGCAACGTTGCGGCGCTAGCCAAGCTTGACCCGTCAGTGCGCGAAATGATAAAGGGCGGCGCCAGCCTGGAAGAAGTGTTTGCCCAGCTGGGCAAGACGTTCGGTGGGGCCGCGAAGGAGGCGAGCAACACCGCTGCCGGCGGGTTTGCCAAGATGAAGTTGGCCCTGGACGAGACGAAAGAGTCCATTGGGGCGGCCCTGTTGCCGGTCATTCAGAAGGTGTTGCCGTACCTGCAGAAGGCGGCTGAGTGGGCGCAGGACAACCCCAAGGCGTTTACGATTATTGCCGGCACGATTGCGGGCGTGGCCACTGCCATTCTGGCTGTAAACGCCGCCATGGCCCTGAACCCGTTCGGCCTGATTGCGGTGGGTATCGCCGCACTGGTTACCGGCATCACCATCGCCTACACCCGATTTGAAACGTTTCGCAACATCGTCCGGGCCGTCGTCAACGGCGTAGCCTCGTACATCGAGTTTATGGCTAATGCCTGGGTCAAGGCCACTAACACGATTATCCGCGGCCTGAACCTCATAAACCCGTTCAAGGACATTCCGTACCTAGGCGAGGTCAATCTGGGTCGTATCGGTGGCGACGGTGGCGGGAGCCGGTCAACCGTGGCTGCCATTGCGGCTGCTGACATGCCAGGCGCTGGCGGGGGCGCTGGGAGCGGTTCTGGGGCGCTACCAGGCATGGGGGTTGGTGTGGCCCAGTCGGCTGCTTCACGGGCCACCAGCGCCGCTAGGAACGCTGTGGTGGTGCCTAGCGGCCCCGACGGCTATGTCGGCCCCGTGGGCCTGCCCGAAATCGGGTTCCAAAACTTGTCGCTATCCCAGATTGACCCGTCTATCGGTGGCACCGCCGGCGTCAACCAGCAGGTGAACATCAACGTGGATGGCGGCGACCCGAACGCGGTGGTGGACGCAATCCAGCGCTGGTACAGGCAGAACGGCCCGATACCCATTGCAGTGACGTTCTGACATGGCAATCCCGTACTGGACAATCACGGTTAGCAGCCCGTCAGCGACGATTAGCAACGTCCAGACTGTCACCGTCACTAAGGGTTTGCGGGTATTGACCGACAATTACAGCTCGGGCCGTATCACGATTACCGGGCGTCGACCTGACCTGCTGCCGTCATTAGCCATTGGGCGGCTTGTGACGTGTGTGCTGACGAACCCGAACAGCAGCCCGGCAAGCACCGCGAGCTATTCGGGTCGGGTAGCCGACCTGCAAATCAACTACGGCACGGTGTCCTCAATGGATACCTGGACGCTGGAGCTGGAGGACGCGTTTGCGGTGTTGGGCCGCAGCAAGATAACCCGCACGTGGGCAGGTGGGACTAGCACCCGCGTTGTGTTTCAAGACATTTGTACTGACACCGGGTTGGCGTACTACGACATTGTGGCAGTGGCAAACAAAACCATTTCGGCAACGACTGTGACAGCCGAATCAGCTCTGTCCGTCATGCAAAGCAACATCAACACCGAGCAGGGTTTGTTGTTCGCAGGCGGCGACGCCATCACGATGTACACCCGTGGCTGGCAGCAGTACACGACGTTTTATAACTTCAGCGACGCCGGCGGAGCCGCAACCCGCTACCAGCAGGTGCAGTTCCTCTCAATGGCCGACAACTACTCGACATACGTTGTCATCACCATCAACGGTGGCAGCGCGACGGTGGTAGGGACGGGCCTGTATTCGTACCAGGAGGACACTTACGCGCTGGACACTGGGGCCGCGACGGACATTGGCAACTACGTGTTGGGCGGCCTGTCGGCGCAAACAAACACGCCTAACCGTATGACGGTGCTGCTGAACGACGAAACGTCGAACCGGGTTACAACAGTCCTGGACGGCGGAAATGTTGGTGTAAACATCACGTTGCGCGGCCAGACATACACTGCAAACGTCATCGGCTACACAATCAGCTCAGACACGCAGCGCACTTTGGTGACGTTCAATTTGGCGGGGACGTCGTACTACAACTTTTTGGTGCTGGGAAACACAGCTGGTTACGGCACCCTTGACAACAACAGGTTAGGATTCTGACATGGCCATCAAGACGTTTACGACGGGTGAGGTGTTGACTGCGTCTGACACGAACACGTTTTTGGCGAACAGCGGCCTCGTGTACGTCACCAGCACAACGATTGGTAGCGCAGTGTCAAGCGTGACAATCAGCAACTGTTTCTCCAGCACATATGACAACTACCGCATTCTTGTGAACGGTGGAAGCGCGAGTGCCGACCAAAATCTAGCCATGACTTTGAACGGCGGAACCACTGCCTATTACGGGGTTCTTGTTTACGGTCTTACAAACGGGACAGGCCCATTCGTAGCATCAAACAACAATGCTGGCGAGTGGTCGTTCGTCGGTTACCAAAACACAACCAGCGGAATAATTCTCACTATGGATGTCATGGGTCCGAATCTGGCCGAATGGACTGGTGTTCATTCAACGTACATCAGCCCCGGCGGAGGAGGAACATACACAGGTTCACGGCAAGCAACGACTCAGCACACAGGCTTTACGCTTACGCCTGCTGGCGGAACGATGACGGGCGGCACCATCACCGTGTACGGCTACAGGAAGGCGTAGCAATGTCTGACCCCATCATCGGCACATTCCACGACGCAGCCACCGGCGAAACCGTCACGCGTGAACTGACCGCCGAGGAAATCGCCGCCCTGCCCGAACCCACCGAACCGCTCGAATGACAACGCGGTGGGTCATACCCGCCGCAACCGTGTCCCTAGCCCTCCTATGGCCCGGCCACGCCCACGCCATCGGCTGGACATGCTGGGAATCCAACACCGTCAACTGGGCCATGACCCAACCCGACGACCACTACGCAGCCGGCCTGCGCCCTACCTGGGCAGATTGCCTTGCCTGGAAGGATGGCGACCCCGGCCCCGAATACGTCTGGTCATACGGGCAACCCAACCCCACCACAACTTCCGCAGCTGCCACCAGCACCACCGAACCCGCAACGACGACGACGTCCACCACGGTGCCCGAGACAACCACCACCAGCTCGACGACAGCTCCCACGACAACCGCCCCCGCCACAACAACAACCGCAGCTCCAACCACGACCGCTGCCCCCACCACGACAACCACGACTGCGCCCACGGTGCCCAGCGCCGCACCCACGACGACCTACCAGCCGACAACAAGCACCAACCAACCGAACACAACGCAGCAAACCGCCAGCACCAGCCAGACATCGACTTCTTCCACATCATCCCTCCCGGTAGAAACGACCAGCACCGTAACGCAAACCACCGTCATGCTTGCGGATATCCGCGCCACACGCGCCGCACAAGTCATCCGCGCACAGCTCGCACCAGGCGTCACCCCAATGCAGGCACAAACCGTCATAATCGTTACAGCCGCCCTACAGGCCGTGTCCGCTACACGCGCTAGGAGGCGCTAATGAAATCAGAACTACGGGCACTGCCACTCACCCTGCTTGGGTCGTGGTACGTCATCATCACCCTGGGTGGCTCCACAAAGGCCGCCGCAATCTGGGGTACCATCGTCGGAGTCGTCCTACACTTTGCCCTAACCGCTGTCATAAAGGACGACCAATGAAGTTCACCACTGTTGTAGCCCGCATCCTCGCCGTGTTCGGCACCAGCGCCCTGTCGGCGCTCGCCGGCGGCGCCATCCTGGGTGTCGACCTCGCCAAGGCGGCCGGCATGGCCGGGTTCATGGCCACCGCCCAGGTCGTTGAGCGGGTGCTGCGCGCCTACTACGAGGACGGCGTCCTAACCAAGGAGGAGCTGGATTCCGCGCTGGGCGGCAAGAAGTGACCCGCAAATACCCGTACTACCCCGCGTGGGACGGCAAGCGGCCCAGCCCGCTCATCCTGAAGTGCGCTGACCTGTCGCGCCGGCGTTGGCCTGGCACCACCAATCTGGGCACCTACGTCAACCGCGACATGCGCGGCAAGCCCGGCCAGAAATCGGTGCATGCCACAGGGTTTGCGCTGGACTTGGGGTACAAAGACGAAGCGCAGGCCCGCGAAATCTGGGATTTTTTCGTGGGGAACAGCCTGGCCTTGAACGTGGCTGAGGTGCATTGGTACACGTTCGGCAAGTTCGGGGCCGGGTACCGCTGCTCCCGCGGCGAAGGCAAAAAAGGCGTCAAGATTTACGAGAACGCCGAAGAGTCGGCTGGTACTGGCGGCAAATGGCTGCACATTGAACTGGTTGACATGGCCGTGGCTGAATGGGAGCAGCGTTTCCGCGCCCTGAAGCCCAAGGAGCCGGCGGGCGGGTAGGACACGGCCGCCGGTTAGGTGGGTGGGGTCGAGCTTCTCCCCGGCCCCATCCACCACCCCCCTTCATGCTTGCATTAGGGTGCTGACTGTCGCCCTACCGACAAGGAGAACCCATGAACCCCGCAGAATTCTGGTTTATCAGCATCCTCATGTTCGCCGCTGGCTACTGGACATGCCGATGGCTGGGGTGACACCCGTGTACGGGTACACCGTCCTAAGGTCAGAGGACAAGCAAACAATGGTTCAAATCTTTTGGGATTTGGAAACAGGCCAACTACTCCACGCACAGGTATGCACCCGGCCCAAACCGTGGGGAGTCTGGGGGCCGCCAACAGAAGTTGAGAGAGTTGATTAGACGCATCATGGCCACCACCGCTGTCCTCGTCCTATTAGCGCCTGTAAGCCCCGCAGAGGCCCGTTGGGAGCCTGTGCTGGGCCGAGACACCATGCAACGGCTGGCGGCCTGTGAGACGGGCGGGCGCCTCGACCACCTGACCCGCAGCTACGTCGGGGCTTGGGGCTTCTACAAAGGCACCTGGCGACTGTTCAGCGACACCCCAGTGCACCGCGTCAAGCACCTGAGCTGGGAGCAGCAGGCCCGCGTCGTCGACCGGGCGTTTTGGTTCGGCCACACTAAGCGCAACGGCAAACGCCAGTGGGCGGTCGGGCCGTGGGGCCACGGGTGCTTCAAGTACCACTACGCCAAGGATGCAAACCTACGCACACGGGTGTGCAATAATCGCAAACAACAAGTGCGGCGCTGGTGCCGCTGACAGGCAGGAGAAGAAATGCCCAGGGAGAAGAAATACACGAAAACCATTGCGTTCCGTGTGACAGCAGAGGAATGGGAGCTGATTGCGGCCGGCATGAAGGTCGACGGCGTCAGCACCCCGTCCAAGTTCATCCGCAAGGAACTTGACCTGACGTTCAAGACGCTCAGGCTCGTCAAGGAGCAGGACGCCAAGCGCGAGGCCGCAGCCGCCAAGCGCGCCGCCAAGAAGGCAGCCGCCAATGTCGTCGCCTGACACGCTCGCCAAGCTCGCCGCCCGGCTTCAGCACTACGCCGACATGTCAGACGCGTTCGGCCCGACCGAAGAGGGCCACGTCATGCGCCTGGCCGCAGCCGTCATTGTCGAGATGGAAACCACGTTGACCCAGCAGCTGCAGTCCCTCGAAGCAGAGCTGCGCCGCATCGAGCAGGAGCGCGCAAACCTGTGCTAGAGAACTACGAGACAGTGGCCGAACGGCTGGCCCGCTGGCTGTCAGACAGCAACACAATCAACCCGCGGGTGATTACCCACATGGTTAGTGAACCCGGTGCAGACATTTGCGTGTTCAGAGCCGAACTGTGGTGCGACACGGAAACAGAAACTGACAGCGGTCCTACGTTTGGACGTCGGTCGGACGTTTGGACGTCAGCCATTATTGCTACGGGCTGGGCTGAGGAAGTCCGCGGCCAAGGCAACGTCAACAAGACCAGCCACCTAGAGAACTGCGAAACGTCAGCCATCGGTCGGGCGCTTGCCAACGCTGGCGTGGCTGGCAGCGACCCAGCACGTCGCGCATCCCGTGAGGAAATGGCCAAGGTCGAGCGCGGCTCCAGCACCAGCGGCACCCCGTTCACCGGCACCAAAACAATCACCAATAAGATGAAGGGCAAGTGCATCCACTGCGGCGGCACCGTCGACATTGGTGAAGGCATCGCCACGAACAACGGGTCAGGCTGGAAAACGTCCCACATTGAGGGCCAGTGCCCGCCAGAGGCGTTCTAATGCGCGTCGGCGGCTACGAACCCCGATTCGACTTCAAGGTCGACCTGGAGCACGGCAACGCCGCCGAAGCAAACCTCATTGACTTCTTCAACGCCATGAACGGCCAACAAGTCGAAGTCAAAGCAGACCGCTACCGCAACGGCCGCATGATTGTAGAAACCCAGCAACGCCCCAACGGCAAAGACTGGCAACACTCAGGCATCAACGTCACAACCGCAACCTGGTGGGCCTACCAGCTTGCCCCGTCATCCTTCATCCTGGTATCAGTCGCCCGGTTGAAGCGCTACCTACGCATGAACGACTACCTGCTCGAAAAACGAGAGTTTGCATCAACAGGCGACAACCCGGCCATGGGTTTCCTGTTGACCGCAGCACAGGTACATCT